ATATCCATAACTCCGGGTTCCACTGAAATACCACCATTTGGGTTTTCAAAGTGCTTATGTGCCATATTGACACCTTGCCGTCGATAAAGTTCTGCAAGCGGTTTTCCAGAGCCTTTATCGTGCTGTGAACCATCATGAGGCCAGATAACAGGAATCCAGTCTCCTCTTTCCCTGATTGCCGCTGAATGAACTACTGGTGTTTCTGCCGATTTTCTATAGCAGTCATAGACATAAACTGTGTCTGTATCTCTATCCCATGCAAGCCAAACAGCGGCAGTCGGGTGATCCCAGCCAAAATCCAGCCCACATACTTTAGGCCAGTATTCAGGAATTGGAAATGGTTCTACTCTAAGATCTTCTTCACTTACAGGAAATACAAGTCCTGAGCCTAGAACAGGTATTCCTTTTGAACGCATATCTCTCTCATGGGGAGGAAGTGCGGCAAGTATTTCTTTCTTTACATCTTCATTTAAGTGTATGGCATCATCCCATGTTGCATGATAAAGAGCCTGTGACTGTCCAAGTTTAGTCATAAACTGAGTTACAACCTCTGTCATGCCACTTTCAGGAGTGAAGGTCATATAAACTATTCCACCACTTTTAAGTGCGGCTCTAAGAGCCTGAGAGTATATATCCTGCGGAGGTTCTTCATCCAGCCATGTTACATCAACAGCTTTACCCATCCACTGCATTTTGCCCTGTTCATAGGACTTGAAGATGAGTTTAGAATTCCTGCCTGATACATGCTTTACCTGCAAACTCTGGTATGCATTTGGAACTCCGGGCTGTCTTAAAGGAGTACCTTCAATATATTGTTTAGGTATTGCTCCCTTTCCAAAATCGTCTTCATCTCCTGCTTCACCTAGTAATTCTGTCTGTACAATATCTCTTGTATTTGCAGTTGTATTACCTGCCGCCCATGCTGTAATAGGTCTCGAGAACCTTGCACCCTGCCACCATTTGGGGTATCTGCCTGTAAGGTGAAATGCCATTTCGGATGCTCCACAGAAGGTCTTTCCAGTTTTATTAGCCGCCATCAACAATCGTTGCCTAGCAAGTCTACCCTTCATGTCTTTAGCATCATGGAATCTTTTCTGGTACTCATAAGGTTCATATTCAAGAAGTCTATTAGTTTCATAAAGTTCAGTAATTTTTTCTGCGATTTCAATTGCTTTCTCAGCTTTTTTGCTCATGCAACTTTTCTGTAGCTTTTCCTTCGTATGTTACTTAATGGTTTTTTAAGAAGATTAAATATTTTAATTCTTTTACCACCACCCATAGTTTTATTCATACTGCGTTCTTTAGCTCTGCCTCTTTGCAGTTCTGCGGCTTGCAACTTACCTTCAGTAAATGCTTCTATTGAAAGACCAGTACCAATCAAAGGTATAATAAAATTGCCGCTTGTTCTAGGTTTAATTAATGGTGGTCGTACATTTTTTACCTTGCCATGTTTTTCTCTACCGCCATATGGGCCTTCTTTTACCTTTGCTACAGTTTTAGCAGTTTTTTGTGCTTCGGTTTCTTTTGGCATATCAACATCAGATATATGTTCCAGCGTTTTAGATTGTCTATCCCATTTTAATGAATCTCTTTGGAAACCGGGGCTTGTCAATAATGATTTGCCTGTAATTAGTGGTTTCCCTTGTTTCTTTAGTTTCTTATTTTGTCTCTCAATAGATTTAAAAGTAGATTTCTGTTCATCAATATTTTCAATATCTTTTTTAAATTCAACCTCTTGCTGTTCAGCCCAAGTTTCCTGATGTCTATCCCAACCTTTATTTTGTTTCCTTTCATTATCTTTTGTCCAAGAAGTATCATCTTTAGATTCACCTTCAAAGTCTAGGGATTCAATAATATTTTGAGGTTCTTCAAGACCTTTACCTTCAAATTGTGTTAAGGATGATGAACCATAGGCATCCGGCCCAATTTTCTTTTTGGCAAGTATTATGTTTTGCTGTTTAGTTCCAGTAAGAAGAGTTTTATTTGCTGGTTTAAATTTCTTCTTATCCTTAACATTATCACTTACAGTACCTTCATCATATGCATCATCAAATTTTTCTATGTAACGCCTATCTATAAATGTAGATTCATCAGCCTGTTTAACTAATCTTGGCTTACCTTTATCCAAAACTAATTTCCTTTTTGGTTTTGGGTCTGCTTCTACGTCTGCAATATCATCTATTTCAAATCTTAACTTTGCACTACCGGGAAGTTTCTTTCCTTCAACTTCATTAAGAAAATCAGTTACATCCGCAGATGGCCGCCCTAATCTTCTTTCTAAATCTTTATTATAATCTTCTAAGTAACCAATTCCTGCCTGAAATTTTTTGGAACTCTCAGGAAAATCTCTTATTTCATCCATTAAGGCATTAATAGGTTTATATGCCTGTGTATTCTTAAACTGCTTATTAAATTTAAGAGAACGCCAACGACCTTCTTTTTTAATCTCACCTAATCTGGTTCTCCATTCATTTCTTAATCCCTGATCCGGTTGTACTACTTTTAATTTACCACCATAATCATAAGACACTCGTAAAATTTTACCTTGATCTACTCCAGCCTGTATTTTTTTGGCTCTATTTTTTGCTCCTTCTTTTTTCTTTGGATCAGGATTATAATCAGGATGATCTATAGGTCGATCTTCAAGTACAGGTAAGTTGTATTTCTTTGCAACTCTTGCTACAAATGCAGAAGTTTGATTCTTTGGATTATAATCATGAGCAAGTTGTGCATCTTTATATTTCTTCTGAAAGTTCCTGAAGTTTCTGACAAGCTGTTTTTCATGTCTTTCAGTAAAATGGAACTTTTTTACACCGGATACAAGAAGTGTTTTTTTACCGCCTTGAGGTAATTCTACAACAGGTTTCTTAATAGGAACTGCTACTAAATTTCCAGATAAAAATTGTTTAGTACCAACCTTATTCTTAATTTTTATTTTTTGAGGTTTTATTTCATGAGTAGGAGGCGATTGTTTGATTTCTAGTTTAGGATCGGCTTTAGACTTATCCATTCTAACGCCTTGACGATAACGAGTAGTACGTCCATAACCTGTAATTGAACGCCTTGTAAAATAAAGGGGTTTCTTTTTAGCCATCAGTCAATAACGTCTTCTTGGTTTTGTTATAGATTTTCTTCATCCAATGATGAGTATCTGATCTATACTTTGCCCATTTATTTGCAGTATCTTCACTTTTGAAACGTCTAAGTACCTCACCTTGAGGTTTCTTCTTATCTGAAGGATACTTCCTTACTTCAGCTAATCCCTTGTGCATCCATGTCTGGGTATTCTCATGCATCAGTAAGTTGAGGTCCAGATATTACTTTACGACTCTTAAATGCACCAATAAGCATCTTTGCTCCATCTTTGCCGACTAAGGCAACCAACTGTGCATTCAATTCTTCTATGGTACGTCCGGTATCCATTTCATTAAATAGCTTGTGTCCTCCTCTGTCAAGCATTTCTTTTGCGGCATTGAGACGTACTGTATCACTAGCAGAAGTAGACATCAAACACTCTATGACTCCTAATGCCTTTGGGCCACCTTCTTTTAATCGTGCATTAAACTTCTTGTCAACCTCATCACGGTTCTGCTCAAGAAGCTCCCTGCCTTGCAACTTAACCTTGTAAGAGTCCTTTTCCTTACATCCTGCTTCCTCCATTGAGTAAATGTAATCGCCTGTCTCAACAAAAGAATCTATGAACTTTTCTGTATTAAGAGCCATTATACATCACCAGATAAGATTGATCTTGCTCTTGCATCTTCCTTTTCCCTTTTCTTTAACCACTTACGTCCTTTTGGTGTAAAGTTTTTAGGAAAGTTCCTAATACTTTCAACACCACGATCCAACATTTTAAGTGCGCCAAATGAAGCTCTTTTTCCTATATAAGTAGGACTTTCTTTTGCAGATTTCCTTAATGCAGTTCTCATACCGGGGAACATTGGATTCGTCCATACTATTGCTAGTCTAGTATCAGACCACCTATTTCTTGGTGAAGTAGTAACACGATACTTAGGATCAGTTTCGTACAGTTCTACTTCCCTTTGTTTAAGATCTTTAATGTTTTTCTTAAACTCTTTCTTCCTTTTCTTATTTGCTACTCTTTGTGCTTTTGTAGGAAACTTCTTTTCAAACTGTTGCTTTTTAAGAGCCTTGCTCTGAGTGATTATAGTAGAAATTTTCTTCTTTCTCTCAGGATGCTTCTTTTCTGTATCAGACTCAATATCTTTTACTAAACGCTTAGATATAAAGGCAGTACCAAAACGTCTTAAACTTTCTGCAAGTAACGGAGTGGGCATTTATTTTTTAGTTAAAATCGTAGATTTGTATTTGTCTTTCTTATTTTTCTTCTTAGGTGGTCTGCCAACCTGACTACCATATGTTCCTTTTCCCTGTGGCATATTGTCTCCTATTGCTTATGGGTTTATTTTTTTAACTCATCCGACCAATGTGCTTTACCCGGATACTTCGTAAAATTGTAGTAACCATCCATATGTTTCTTACCAAACTCAACTATCTTGTCAATACCTTTAGAAAATCCTTCTTCCCATATATTTGGGCCATATCGCTCTCTTTGTTGTGCTATCTTCTTATCATTCCATGATTTTATACCCTTGCGGATAGTCTCTCCTACTAGATGATCTGATTGACCTCTCTTTGGATTTTCACCTGATTGCTTACGAAAACGTCTTGTAGTTTTTTCATGTGCCATATTATCTCCTAAGTAAATATATTAATCATTGAATCATTAGGTATTAGATCAGACATCTTTATATTAATACAGTCTGTCCAAAAATGTGTTCCATTACTTTTATCTGTACTTCCCTTCTCCCATAGTTTGCCAACCTTAAATAACTTGTTCCTGTTTATACCACCAACTATGTAACCTTCCTTAAAACGTCGTATGTCAGTTCCGTCAGTTTCCCTGTCACGGTGCAATGATACAAAATAGTAAAAATCGGGCTTCTGATAATCCATTTGGTATACAGGCACACTGTTTTCATAATTTAAACGAGGAGCAACAGTCCTGTCCTTTGTCTTAACATCTAAGAAGAAACGCTGGTTAATGTTATAATCATGTGTGTACTCTTTCCTCTTATCCTTGAATCTTACTCCATGAGAAGTAAAAAACTCCTCTATTAATACTTCTCCTAAACATCCTACTTGATTCGCTTCACGACCCCTGTGTGACTTATTAAGAATAGGCATTCCATCGGAACGCTCCTTACCTAATTCCCAATGATAAGATTCTAACTCTATCTTATAAAAATTTTCCTCCATCTAAACCAACAATATTAACTATCTGTAAGAAATGCAATATTAAAATTCTATTTTCTGAAATCCTGTTGTTTAAGGTAACACCTTGATTCTACATGCGTAGAGGGATGGGACGATCAATAGGTAGCAAAACCACGTTTTGTGACCCCACCCCCCCCTATGCACAACGTTAAAAAAAAGAATTAACCTTAGGTAAGAATTTGGGG